AATGTTTAAGCCGCTGCGCACATCGGACTTGGCCAAGGATGGCCCAAGCAAGGTGCTGCTCTACAGTCACCACGGATTTGGTAAGACTTATCAATGCCGTAAGTATCAGGACCGTTTTGGCAAGGGATTGATTATCTCTGGTGAGGCGGGCCTGAAATCCATCGAGGATGTTGATATTGATTACATCCCGTTCACGTCTTGGGATGGCAGCCATGACCCAGAAAGCGACGTGTATTCCTTCAAGGGCATCATCCGCATGCTCTCGTCCCCTGACTTTGCCGAGATGGGATATAAGTGGCTGGCCATCGACAGCCTGACAGAACTGTCTGAGCGGCTGATCGAACACCTTGAGAAGGAACACGCAGGATCGGGCAACGGTTTTGCGATGTGGGGTGACTACAACCGCATCATGATCGGCGCTCTCAAGTGGGTCCGCGACCTTCCGATGCATGTCTACGTGACGTGTCTGGCCAAGGAAGAGAAGGATGCCAATGACGTCACCCACTTCTGGCCCTTCGTCAAAGGCAATGCGGTATCCAAGCAAGTGCCTGCCCTCTTCGACCATGTGTTGTGTGGTGTTCGCGTCACCGACAAGGACGAGAAGGGTATGCCCAAGGTTAGACGCTACGTGATTACAGACGAAGTGTCTGGATGGCACGGCAAGGTCCGTGACCCAAGACGTCGCCTGAAAGCCTTTGAGCGGACAGACGACATCACCGAACTTCTCCACCTCATGTCCATGTCAGACGAAGAGTTTGATGGCCTACGTGGTGGTATGAAGCCTGCCGACAAAGCGGCAAAATCAATCGAAGAACTTGACGCAGTAGCGTCTGATAAAGGAGACGACAAATGAGTGGATGGAATGGATTTGCGAACCTCGACCTGAGCAGTGTTGAGGCGGATGATTACGCACCGCTGACCAAGGGTGAGTATGAGGTCACCTGCACCAAGGCAGAGATCAAGACTGCTGCCAATGGCAAAGACAAGCGCGTTGTCGTGAACCTCAAGGACACTGGTGGCGCAGGCTCTATCGCCGCTGGCTTCAACGTGGTGCATACCTCTTCGCCCCAAGCGCAGGATATTGGCTTGCGTCAACTCAAGTCCTTCTTGGTGTCGGGCAACCACCCGAACCCAGACAAGCCGGGGGATATTGAGAGCATGATTGGCCTCACGTGCCGCATCTATGTGGACCTCGGTAAGCCGTACCAGAAGAACGGCCAGACGGTGCAGCGTGAGGAAGTCAAACGCTTCATCATCGACGGGGACGCCCCCGCGCCCTCGCCGCAGGCCAAGAAGTCTGCTGATCTGGACGATGAAATCCCATTCTGATTGGAGGCAATTTCATGCGTATGACAAGCGACGACATTGCGGACATGAAGGCTATGGCAGCCGATGAAAATGTTAGGGTGCTTGGCGCACCCTACCATGCCAACCGACCCGCGAAGGTGAGGAAGGTTGTTCAGGACAGGGACGTCCTGTCAGAGGGCGCAAGACTTGCGCTCTCTATCATGAAGGATGGCCGATACCGTACCAATGAAGACGTGGCGCTGGCCATGAAGTCGCAAGTGAATGAGGTAAAATGTTACCTCACTGTGTTGCGGCGTCTTGGTTTTGTGGAGGGTGATAGGCCCAAGTCCTGCACCATCTTCACTTGGCGGATCACTGATAAAGGGATGGCACATCCAACATGACAAGATCGTTGAAGGCGGAAGATGTTCTCCGCAAAATTGATGACGCATACGAAGCCGACAGGCGCGACAAGCCACGTCGCTACATTGGCGCTTCCATCGTTGGCAATCAGTGTCAGGCGTCTATCGCCTTCAACCTGCGCGGCTTCCCGAACAAGGAGCCAGACGCAAAACTAAAGCGCATCTTTGGCCTTGGTCACAAGATTGAGGACATGGTTGTCGCTGACTTGAAAAAGGCAGGGTACGCTGTGTGGGAGGTCGATGCTCTCACGGGCAAGCAATACACCTACTCTGACTTTGGTGGCCATGTGGTGTGCCACACAGACGGGATGATTGAGATCGAAGACGAACTCATGATCCTTGAGATCAAGTCGATGAACGATGCCTCGTTCACCAAGTTTGTGAACCTCGGCGTAAAGCAGTCACACCCCCAGTATTTCGGACAGGTGCAAATGATGATGGGGATGGCGCGTATGCAGTCGTCTCTCTTCATCGCCTACAACAAGAACACGTCTGCCTACCACTGCGAGGTCGTGGAGTTTGACCAGTTTGAGTTTGGCTTCATCCGCCAGAAGGTGGGGCTGGCTCTGTCTGGCGAGGTGATCAAGATCGCAAAGGATGAAACAGACTGGCGGTGTCGGTTCTGTTTCAAGTCTGACGCATGCTGGGGCCACGTTGAGGTTCCCGCGCTGTGTCAGACATGTACCCACTCTTCGCCCACTGAGGACGGTGGTTGGTACTGCAACATGAAGGGGCGTCCAATACCGGACTACCCCTGTGATGATTGGCAACAATTCAAACCAGCAGAAAGGGAGGTCTGATGACATCCACAACAGATAAACTGGGGCGTGAATACCTAGACGCGGTCCTGTACGCAAAGAGAGAGGAGGTCAGGTTGGGTGCTTTGCGGCGGAGCCTTTACTCTATCGCGGATCGCATAGACGTACTCAAGGCAGGGGGCGAGACAGAGGAACTGGTGAGGGCAAGGGACAAGCTGAGATACGTGCAGAAGGACTGCGACGATAGTGAGGTGGAACTCGGAGTGTTGCTGGCAGAGGCAGAGGTTGCGCTCTTGAAACTCAAAGCTGAATTGGAAATGGAATGACTGATTGCACAGACCGATATGTTGACCCTCACGACCAGCCGCAGCGAGACGTCTGGCCAGAGGGGAAGAAGTTTGACGGCGGTAAGAACCGCCTCGACCTTGTGCCGCCAGAGATCGTCTTGGCCATTGGGGACATCCTCACCTTTGGCGCTGAGAAATACGGTGACCGGAACTGGGAGAGGGGGATGAACTGGTCACGTGTGTACGGGGCCATGATGCGGCACATGATGGCGTGGTGGAGCGGTGAGAGCCATGACCCTGAAACAGGCAAGTCTCACCTTTGGCATGCGTCTTGCTGCATGGCGTTTCTCGTGACGTATGAGCAGCGGGAGGTAGGCAAGGATGACCGCCCTCACTGGTAAATGGGACAGCAGATTTATGTCGCTTGCCTTCCACGTCGCCGCTTGGTCGAAAGACCCCAGCACCAAAGTCGGCTGCGTCTTGGTGAACCCCAAGCGTCAGGTCGTGGGCATGGGGTACAACGGCTTCCCGCGTGGTGTCCTAGACGGACACGACAGATACAAGGACCGTGAGCAGAAGTACCTGATGGTGCAGCATGCGGAGGCCAATGCGATCCTGAACGCGGTGCAGTCTCTGGATGACTGCGTGGCCTACGTGACACACCACCCATGCGCAAACTGCGCTGGCCTGTTGATACAATCCGGCGTGGATCAGGTGATCACTCTGCGCCCAAAGGATGGCTTGGCTGAAAGGTTCCGTGATAGCTTCGCCGCAAGTCGGGACATGATGGACGAGGCGGGTGTTAGCCTGCGCTACTTCGGGGAATGAACTCTTCGAAGTCTGGGCATGCCAGTGAGAATGTGGCGTAGAGCGTCTGTATCTCACTGGCTGTCTGCGCAGTGTCTGAGCGTGATCGTGTCGGGAGTGCTTTTCCAATCTGACGACAGACCTCGGCTTCACTCGCGCCACCCCGCGTCATCGTACTTACGCACCCTGTCATCGACATTGCGCTCAACAGCATCACGTATTTTGTCAGCACGTTCTTGATCCTTTATCTTGGCGTCCTGCTCTGCGTCCTTCCTGCCCTCACGTCTGGCCAGAAGGAGAGCGCCTATGGCAGCGACGACAGCGGAGAAGACCGCGATGATCTGGAACTTGATGCGAGACAGAAACCCGATCACTTCTTACTGTCCCTGCGGAAGGAGAAGGCCATGACTGTTACCAGCGACACGACGATTATGATGACCTCTGCGAGGTCATGTTGCAGGTAGGCAGGCATCCACCCCTTAGCCACCAAGAAGGCCATGAGAGGCGCTATCAGGTGGCGTATGAGCCGAAGAACTTCACGCTGTATCTCCATGTCACTTCCTCCGCTTTGAGAACAGGCCAGACAGGGCATCGACAAGCGCCGTGAGCCATGAGGGGCCAGAGGGTGGAGGGGCGTTGTACTTGCGATCCTCAACGACTGTGCGCCACCATGCTGTGACGTCGAAGCCCGGACACTGTGTCGCCGCTCCGGGCATGTCACGGTGGCCGATGACAATCGGACCCTTCGTCGGGTCTAGGCCGTCGCCACCGAAACGCTCCAGCATCATGTCGATCCAAGTGATCATGGCGTCGATCTGCGCGGGGGTGCGGGTGTCGAAGCCAGTGTTCATGTCGTGGATGGAGACGCCGCCTTCGTAGCAGTAGCCCACGCTGCGGGAGTTCTCCCCCTTGGAGTGAGCGCCGACCTCGAACCGCCCCGGCTGGGACAGGTCACGCCCCGGCATGAAGCCTCCGGTGCGCGGGCCGTATGCGTGATAGCCAATCTCCTTGAAGCCACGTTGGATGTGACCCTTCTCGATGGCGTCGTAAGACGTGACGCGCTCAACTGGAGTGGCGCTGTAGTGGATCACGATCCACTTCACTTGGTTGTCTGGTCTGTACGTCATGCCTGTCCTCCTCAGAACTTCTTCGTCCAGCTTTCAGTGAACCTTTCACCGAATGTGCCGTTGCTTTCGTCCTCCTTGGGGAACAGGGAGTTGACGATACCCTCACGGGCAGCGCGGTTGCCGCCAATGCCGGGGATGCGGGTCGCTACCTCACGGACAGCAGAGCGTTCTTTGTAGTTGCTCTCCGTGCCGTCAACGACCATCTCCTTCACGCCTCCGCCTACAGTGGTGGCCGCTGTGATCAGACCAACAGATGGGCCGCCGATAGTGGAGAGGATACGGACTTGGCCGTAGGCTCCATTCTCAACCTGCGATCCGACGCTGTGCATCATGTCGCCAATGATACCCAAGCCGCCCATCATCAGGACGCCTTCCAAGTACCACCCAAGGAAGTCGTTCTCGTCGCCGTGAACATCCTTGTCGTGGCCCATGAACTTGAGCAGGTTCCGCTTGCGGAAATCAGCCTCGTCATTCTCGTCACCGCCGCGCATTTGAAGGATGTCCTTTGCACCCAAGGCTGCTGCGCCAGACGCAGGGCCAAAGGTTGCGAGGTAGATCAGCGGAGTAAGGTTGCCCTTGTTGGCTTCCTTGATGATGTGAGACGTCATGCGGTGCATCATCAGCGGGAACGTCTTGAGTTGCGTGATGACCGCGCCCCATGGCGTCTGCGCCCAGAGCGGGATGTCGTTGGGGTTGGGCGCAAAGACCGCGTCATTGGCAAAGTGGATGACGGCCTTGCGCACAGTGTCGTCTGTCTCGGTGAGCGAGAGATCAGACAACGTCTGGCCTGCACGTGATCCACCGGGAGCAAACTCTTCCACGCCGTATCGCTTCATGAAGCGATAGGCTTTACGGAAAGACGCGGGCTGCTGGTTGTACGGCACCCCTGCTTTGTGAGTGCTGAACGCCCGCTGCTGCTCGGCGATCAAAGCCTCAAGACCTACGGCCCCCGCCATGCGACGGTTGAAGTCTGTCCAAGGTGTGAGGCCAGTGGCGTTGAAGAACGACGTAGACAGCTTGCCGTCTGACCCACCGAAGAGATGGATCATGCGCTCATGCGTTATGCTCTCAATGGCCACCCCTGTACGGGCGATTGCCTCACGGTAGATCGGATCAGAGTGGTACT